CTTCATGTCAGAGGCATCCATAAGCTTCAGGTAGTCATAGATTATAACACAGTCGTTTGCTTGCCCCTGATCATTTACTCCGACCTCTTTAGCAATCCATCTTCTCATTTCTGATAATTGGTCTTCAAAAGGCTTGCCACTAATGTTTTTATGGAAGAACGGAAGGTCTTTATGTTTTTTGCCTTCCTCCATCAGCATCTTCTTACGCATCTCAGTGCTGGCGAACTTGCCTGTCTCAACATCATTGATCGTTGATCTGCCACCTGTCCCGTATGAAATCATAGCAGTCCCACGATTTATTTGATCGTCAACAATCATTTCGGTATCCATATCTAATACAGGGATACCAGCTTTAGCTATACTAACTCCTGAGTTTAACGCAAATAAAGATTTGCCCGTTTTAGGTCTGGCACCAATTACACTGACTGTACCTTTCCTAAGCCCGCCACCAATTGAAAAGTCAAACTTGTCGAAGCCTGTTGGAATGCCGATTTGGTCTACTGGGTTAGCAGCTTTGTCCTCTAGGTACTCCTCGATATCTTCAAATATCTTCTTAGGGGCCTCATCTTGATCATTAAGTAGTTCAGAAAAACTAAAGATAGACTCTTCCGCGATCCCCAGAATGTGGGATATGGATTCATCCCCCTTGATCTCCATATACTTATCTTTTGTCTCATCAAGAGTAGAGCACATCATCCTAGATATCTGTAGCTTCCTGACCTTGGCGGCGAACTTGCGAACATTCGGCAGGACCACGGGGAATTTTAAGATCGCGTTAAGGTGCTCTAGCTCTTGCTTATTAGAAAAGAAACTGGAAAGACCCAGCTCATTGGCTGAAGATAGGATAGACGGAATATCTAGGGTTCTAGTATCGTCTTCGGCTAGTACCTTTTTGAGGCAGGAATAAATAACAGAATTAGAGTCTACCGTGAAGGTACCCTCATTAACAATGTCCGCTACATCATAATAGGCGGCGGCTCCGTACCGACATACACCGGCTAGTACAGCCCGTTCGGCTGCTGCATCACTCAATATCATCCACAAGCACTCCCTGAGCAGTCATTACATTTGTATCGTTTCGGACTCTTAACTAAGGCGGCGGATACAGTGTCTTCCTCATGACAGACGTGACACCGCACATCAACAAGCGGCGAAGATCGACTGCCTTTTCTGAATTTGCTGTTTTTCCTAGCCGTAGTATCAGAGGCTTTGGCGTTTTCTAGCTCTATCCTCTCGCTCTCATCTAAGGATACCTCGTGAATAAATTCGTCGAAGTTATTTCCGCGATTTTCCAGATTCATTTGGCTTTTTCGGGTGTAATTTTTGTTTTCCCTCTGAGGGCGGCTGCTTTCCGCTCGCCCTTGGTTCCTTTTATTTTTACGGCCCCCTTTTCCCCTTCTCCTTTTAGGTTTGGTTGAATCTATTACATGTCGGCCTGCCTTTTCTTGCTCTTCGTCTTTAGGTTCTTCTTCTCCTAGCAACTCTTGCAGATCTTCTTCGCTAAGTTTCTCTAGTAGCCTCGCTATTAATTCTCTCTTACTCATTTCATTGCCTTTGCTCTCTGTAGATTAACGAACAGATCCCCCATATTCTTAACTGATGTCGCTAAAAACGTAAGGTGGTCCGCTCTCAATTTAGAATTGTTCTTTAGTTTTAACAACTTTAAAGCGTAAGAGTTCTCATTGACCGCTTGGCTAAATTGGCTATCCCAAGAGCCGCTGTATTGCTGCTCTTTGCCGGAGATAGTTTTCTTGAGAAGGCTCTCGGCCCAGTTGTATCTTGCTATTTCCCTATTGTATGACCTTTGAAGATGAAAAGAAAAGCCCCCTAAAATTAAGGCGGCTTCCCCACACTCTTCTAAATTCATCTTTTCCATCTGTGTTCTGCTGAGTGATAAGAAGTGCTTCGCATCCTGATTGTCTAGGTTGTCCACATATCGGGGCAAGCCTTGAGATCGCTCATACTCATCTACCGCTGTATCAATTGCAGTTATTAATGATTCCTCATGATTATTCTCTGTTTCCATTTCTCCTCGTCCTCATTGTAAGGTAGTTCAATTAAGGTTATGCTGTTCGCTTCACACCACTCTTTTTTATCCGCGTCATTTCTCTTTTGGTTTAAGAAATCTTGAGCGGAAGCGTGAAAGAAAGCGGTGTATTTATAGTGTTGCTGCCCATGAACTTCTACCGCTAATTTTATATTAGGTAAATAGAAATCTAAGTACAGGGTTTTGAAGGATCTTGGATGAATCGCTACCTCTTCTAGGATAGGTGCGGAAGTAAATATCTCATGGATTATGCCTCTCGCAGCTATGTGAAGTTTCGACCGTGGTCGTGTATCATCTAAAGCAATTGTATTCCCTAGCAGTTTCCAATTGGTAATTTCACCAGTTAGGTTTCTAACCTTCATGCTTCTATCCGCATTCTAGTCCTACCATTTCAAATACTGTTGATTTTAAATCGCTATATGCGCTAGGGTTCTCTTCTAAATATGTAGCTGCCCCAACCAAGCCCTGTATCTTTTTATCTACGCCGGGAATAGTCATCCAGCCTGCACCTTCAACTATACCGAAATCTTTAGCGACAGTTATGAGTTCATACTCTTCCCAAATGCCTCGCCCATATTTAATAATACTAGTGACCTTTTGCCCCGGAGGAGTGTCGGTTGCTGTATTCTCTACAATCCAATGAGCCTCTTGTCCTATCTGGGTATCCCCCTTCTTTATAGGTATCTTATGGGTACCCCAAAGTTTAACGTCTTGGGCATATTTTAAAGCGTTACTTGTCTTTTCAACCTTAGTCTTCTTCGCTCCAAACGCAATATTAGCCATTAAGTGAGTAATACCAACTAAGGTAACACGATTAATAGGTAAGACATTGGCGAAGCGGCGCGTGAACTTAGCCACAAATTTGTGCATCGGGGCGACATCAGAATCTACAATTTCGCCAACTATCTCTCTTTCGGCAGCAAGTGCTGAGAATGAGTCAATGACTACTACAGAGTGGGGCTCGTTATAGATTATTTTATCGAAGGCAGAAAGATATTTTTCACCAGTTAGGATGTTGCCCTTCCTTGAACCTATTACCTCGAAAAGTTCTGGATTTCTGTCAAGGCCATGAACCCCTCTGATGTCTCTAGCTTTAAGTCTTCCCTCGATATTCCCATAATAGATTTTTCTTTTTTCACCTTCAGGAACGACTACCTTCTGAGCGTTCTTACACACTTGTAATGCTAGGATTGTCTTCCCGATTTTTTCTGGCCCTGTCATCATAAACAAAGACCCCTCTGGAACTCCACCACCCAGTGCTATGTCTAGCTTTGGACTGATGGAAATTAATGGAGGGGCGTTGTCAATTATGCTGTCCGCTGAATGGAGAATGTCTCCGTATTCTTTAATAATGTCTTCTCTAGTCATCAAGATCCCTTAATTTCGAAATAATAGATTTTTTTGAGTTGTTACTATTAAAGGTTTCTTTCTTAGAGAAATCATATTCAAGTCCTTTAGATATAGTCTTCGCAAGCTCGGACTTCTCTTTGTATTCTTCTAATATAGGAACCAAGAGAGGTGCCCTAAGAGAATATGTCTTCCAAGTACGCTTATCGTTGAGAGTCGCTATTACAGCGGACTCCCCATACTTCTTTACTAGGCGATTAGCCAGCATGATTTGATACTTGTAGTACTTGTTCCAATCAGGAAGATCCCAAAACTTTAGGGGCAATTCCTTCTTTTCTACTTTAGCTTTCTTCTCGCATATTAGTTCTGTGACGTACTGAGCGCCGTGAACGAATCCTTGCGGAGAGTATCTGGACGGATATTTACTTTTTTCTGTTCTTTTTTTACCCATCTTCATCCGGCGAAATTATGTGAGTTGTACTTCGAAACCTTTTCTTAAGTGTACTCTGGTTTGTCTTCGCGGACAACTCGGATCTGGCAGCCTCTCCCTCGGTCATGATGGAAACGCCTTTGTCGTTTTTTCCGGCTGTGCGTCGAACGAACATCGCCTTGTTTTTAGCTGTAGTCTTTTCATCGATTTTTTCCGCATCTTTAATCTCGACCGTAGTGAGGTATTTTTTAACGGCATTTTTACTCCTGTCCAGCTCGGTAGCTATTTCTTCTATCTCAATACCCTTGTTGAACATCCCTTCAATAGCCATTTTCTCTATTGTAGTCAGCTTGCCTTTTTTCATCTTATTCCCTTTCCGCGTTGTTTAACCATGCCGCGTTTCTTGTTTTTAAAAATTGTACGTAATTGTCAAAGACTTTTTTAGTTGTCTTCTGAAATGTCCACTCTGGTTTTCCGGCGTGTCGCATCTGTTTTCTAGATGTCCCCTCAGAATATAGGCCGATAGGATTATATAATCTCCCATATCTGCCTCTTTTTACATAGTACCTTTCGGTATTTCCGTTGTTGGAAAGAATAGCATGCGCATCAGGAGATGAGAACGCCTCTTGCCCCTCAAGATCTAAAATGGGGAACCCCTCGGCATCTTTATAATCCTCTTTACCGGCGAAGGTAAAAACAACCGTAAATCCCTCTTTGAGTTCTACTTCTTTGTCTTTATTCATAATAAAAGTGGTCTTATCTTTTGCCATTATTTTCTCCGTTTAGCTTTAGCTTGTTCTCTAGTAAGTGGGGAACTAAGATTTTCGATGTCTTTTTCAGTTCTAACCCGTGTCATCCCTTCTCCAAGTTTAACTCCCCCGCTCCTATTATCTTTATCCTTGTATTTATGGAACTCTTCACGCATCTTGGCGCACTTCTCTTCCCCATAAATTTTAGTCTGTTTCTCAGCATATTGCTGTAAGGTCTTACACTCAGATAGCATGGGGACCATATTGGGCGTCACCGAATCTGTCTGGAAGTCTCTGAATACACTCTCCTTGTTTTTACAAGAGGGACATAGTTGTTTTTCCGAGTAATCCTTCATATCGCAGACTACTTCAAATCTATGATCACAGCTTTCGCAGTGATATGAATACGTTATCATTTTATCCTCATTCCTTATGAGCAAGCCGGGAAACTATTATCAATAACTACACTAGTATTATACGTACTAGTATCCCAGCTTGGCAAAGTACCACTTTCTTCTGTTGTCCATACGTTTTCACTAATGCTGAATGTATAGTTTTGAGGTGGCGTATGCCAAATCGGGGCGAACCCTTCAGCTACAGCTTTTGCCGTCTCAGAATCGAGAGTGGCATATTCATCAGCAAGAATCTTATTGCCCTGAAGACCTCTTATTCCACTAAAATCGTCGCCATATAGCGCTTTTTTTGTCTCTTCATCAATTTGGTCAACGCCCCAGTTGCGAATATCTTCGCAAGCTTCCTTAGACATATATAGATCGAAAAAATCGAAGTCTTTTCCCTCTTTAATATCCCAGAGCCCTATATTCGCCTCTTGATTGTGCTTTATAGTACCCTTCATCATAGAGGTTAATTCCTCCGATGAAGGGGAGTCAGGATATTTCAAGATTTCTGCCGGGAATATATCCTCATTCTTATTAGGTTTAGCTTCGGTAGCTTCAGCTACCTCGGGGATCAACTTTACCATTGGCAACATTATCGCCGCCGCCAAGCCCCCTAAGAAATTCCTTCTTTTTATACTCATTGTGTTTCTCCTTCATTGTATTTATGTATCATCACGCCAAATCTTGCCTTGGTCTGTTAGCGTAATACTTTCTGTATAATCATCATCTATTGGGAATTCGTACTTTATATCTGATACTTTGAAAATATCTAGAGGGAACTCTACTGTGTTAGAGCCTTCGAAAGCTTGTGCATCGTATATCTCATCAAGTATGTCTCCTGATAAAACCCCCTTTTCAAGCGGAACAGTTAAGGCTTTCGCCAGCATCTCTTCTGAATAAAAATCACCTCCGCTTCTACTATACTCCAGCGACCAATCAAGACTACTACTTATATCGTAAGTCGGTATATAAACGTAGTCTCCCTCGATATAGCGATTAGGGAGAGTGCAGTCCTCACTATTGCGACTCATAACAGTTTTCATTAGAGAAACTAACTTTTCAGTATAAGTCTCCTCTGCTTCATCGTATTTAGAGATGCACTCTTTAATAATTCCTTTATAGTCAGGTTTATCAGGCTTTAAGAAGGCAGGAATAGTCGGAACAGCCGCAGCCGCCCCAAATAGTGCCGTTACTCGGAAGAATTTTCTTCTGTTAATATTCATACTATATACCTTTACCTAAAGCAGCTTCTTTTAGAAGTGGCCCGAAAGTTAAATGGGTCAACCTAAGATCTACTATTTTTACAACCGATACATCTGTGCCACAAGCCGTTTTTATCTCAACCTCATAGCGATCATTGAGCATATCACTGTCTTCTAATACTTGATCAAGTGGGATTCCATTCCGAGCAATATCGCAGTTCTCAACAGTATAGTATGTCCTACAGCCGCTAGACCCAGTATTCCATTGGGAAGAAAGGACACTACTTGTTGGACTCTTTTCGGTAGACCAAGTCTTTTTATCATCACCAAAGGTTTTCAAGCCCATAGTGACTAGTTGGCCCTTGTATTTTAAGTCGATATCTAGCTCAATAGTCAGTGGCGAAATTCCATTCTCATAGATTGCCGTTTGACACACCTCAAATATTGGCTCTAAGTCATATGAAGTAGTGACATTAACACTTATCACATCTTCTGATCTAAACCCGTGGCATTCTGTGCGTTCAAATTCAAGATCCGGGCCCCACACCAAATTCATAGTGCCACCTT